ATGGACCCTATGTCGGCCCAGCGAGTGGCAGGTCCAGGCGCCTCTTGGCCAACCCTATCGGCTCAGGAAATCTCTGATAACCTGCTTCTTGAGGTGCAGGCAGGCTCCAGCGGTCGCCCCAATAAGGCTGCCGAAATTGCCAACTTTGAGCGCCTTGCTCCGACGCTCATCCAGATCCCCGGCATTGATCCGTCCTGGATGGCCAAGGAAGCCATCAAGCGCATGGATGACAGCATTGACTTGACCGACGCCATCAAGGCTTCGCTACCGTCCATCGTTGCCCAGAACGCTGCCAAGGATAACGCTGGCCTGCAAGTTGCACAGGAAGGCAAGCAAGCCCAACCGCAGCCAGGTCCAGCCGCTCCAGGCCATCCAATGGGCGGCCATCCAGCCAGCCCTGAAGAAATGGCCGGCGGTCAAATGACGCCGAGCAACGGAGAGCTAACTCCGTAATTGACATTTTCCCACTATGAACAAACATACCGATGTGCAACAGACGCTAAACGAGACAGACCCGGCTCCGTCAGCCGAGAACACTAACCTAACCCAGACGCAGGAAACTGCGCCCGTTGAGAGCAATTATCCTGATGTGTCTCAGGATAACGAGGGCTCTACTATAGACGCTAACAATTCCGCAGAATCGTCGTCTGCGGACGACAAGGACGCTAAAAAGAAGGCCACCCTATTGGACGTTGTAAAAAACGTAGCCAACAAGGGCAAGCCTGACTCAGACTCGTCCACCGAGGGGGAGCAGACGGAATCTGCCGAAGGGACAAACGCCGATGTTGCTAGCAAGGACGCGAACCAACAGAAGGTAGACCCCAGCAAGCAGGCCGAAAAACTGCCGTTTCACAACCATCCACGCTGGAAGGAAATGATCACGGAGCGCGATACCCTGAAACCCAGGGCGGAGCAATACGACAAGATCACTACTTTCATGACCAACAACGGCCTAACTCCTGCAGAGATGGCCGAAGGTATGGGCATCATGGCGTTAATGAAGAACGACCCGATTGAGGCTTATAAGCTTCTGAAGGAACACGCTAGTAAACTTGCAAAGTTTTCAGGCGATGAACTGCCAGAGGATATCAGAGCTAAAGTCGATGACGGCTTCATTGATAACGAGTCCGCAAAGGAACTTGCCCGCTACAAGGCGCAGCAAGAATTCAACGAAACTCGCCAAAAAGAGCAGATGGAACGTCAACAACAGCATCAACAAGAGGTCAGCCAAAAGCAGATCCACGATGCTGTGTTAAATTGGGAAACGACAGAAAAGGCCAGAGATCCGGATTGGTCCAAGAAATACGAGATGGTAATGGAACGGGCAGCCGTACTTATCCAGAATGGGAACCCAGGTTCTCCGCAAGAAGCTGTCGCTTTGGCCCAAAAGGCTTTGAGCGACGTCAACGCGCGGCTCCGCCCGCTTTCTGGTAGGTCAATCGGCATCCGGAACCCCACCAGCTCCATGTCGTCCGCAAACGCCAGACCGGTTCCGCGTTCTCTCGAGGACGCTATCCGTATGGCTATTCAGTAACCTTAAAAAACTATAAACTACTATGGCCTTCTCAGTCGGCGAACTTGAAAACATCGCCAATTCCGCTCTCGACTTCTACGTCAAGGGCGACGCTATGGCCCAGACCATCCAGAACAAGCCCCTGCTCAACCTTCTCACGAAGCGCCAGCAGACTTTCCCTGGTGGTAAGGGTTTTATCGACCTCCCGATCGTGTTTGACTACACGACCTCCATCGTGGGCTACACCCACAACCAAGCTGTCAGCTACCAAAATCCTGCCAACACGAAGCGCATTAAGTTTCCGTGGGCAGAGTTGCATGCTGGCCTTTCCGTGACCTTCACGGAATTGAAGCATGACGGTATCTCCGTCACCGATTCTGCCACTGGCGAATCGACCTCGAAGCACTCCAACCGCGATATCACGGTCTTGACCAACATTCTAAAGGCCAAGATGGATGACATGGCGGAAGGTTGGGCTCGTGGCTTCAACGAAATGCTCTGGTTGGACGGTACGCAAAGCGCTAATATCTTTGCGGGTATCTCGAAGTACATTCGTCCTAATGCTGCAATCACTGGCGGCGCGGATCTCAATGCTACCGGTATCACCGGCGGTATTGACCGTGCTCTCCAGCCTGCTTGGCGTAACCGCGCTGCTAAGTTTACTTACGCAGCTGGCCAAACCAACATTATCGACGGTCTTCGTTCGGAAGTCCGCCAGTTGACCCGCTTCGGCGGTAAGCCTGGCACGATTGTCTGCGGTTCGGGCTTCCTCCAGAAGCTTGAAGCGGAGATCCACTCGAAGGGCCTCTACACCCAGTCCGGCTTCTCCAAGGGCTTCGACATCCAGATCGGCACCATTTCCCTCCAGGGTATTGGTGAGTTCATGTATGACCCGACCCTTGACTCCGCCACCGTGCCTGGTTACGCCGTTGGCGAAACCACCCGTACCAACTATGCGTACATCATTGATAATGATGCCATGCAGTTGTACGTCATGGAAGGTGAAGACAAGAAGATCCACAATCCGGCTCGTCCGGAGAACGTTTACGCCATCTATAAGTCGATGACGTGGACGGGCGGTACGGTTGCCAAGCGCCTCAACAGCTCTGGCATCTACGTCGCGGTCTAAGCGGTCTTAGTCGATACGAGGGCCCCTCTGGCAACGGAGGGGCCCTTTTTGTTGTTGCGCAGGGCCAAAAGCCGGGGACACTTGCTATGTATGCAAACCGCTAATGTTGAAATCCTAATCAACGGGGACATGTTGAACACGGTGCCAAAGCGCATCACCGCAGCCGAAGTGCCCATCCTCCGTTCCATCCACGGCAACGACTCTATTGTTCGCGTTCGCGAATTTGAAGATTCCGACGTCAAGGAGTCCGAAGAAATCGAACGTCTTATCTCAGTCTATGGTAAGATTGTTCGAGAAATCTATCAGGGCCCAGTGCCCCGCCTAGTCACCGCCTTCTCGGAAGTCGGCATCGCCGGCGGCGAGGCTCCTGCTCCCGTAGTTGAAAAGAAGTCCAAGCTCTTAAAGGACAACTAAGATGGCCCGAGGAACAACCCTTCTTGAGCTGCGGGAAATGCTCCGCGCCGAGATCGGCGCATCCTCCAACGTGGGCATGGGGGTCAATACTATTGACCAGTATGACCACCTGCTACGTCGCACCCAGCAGCGCCTTTGGGCTGACCACGATTGGGATTTTGCTTACATAGAGCGAGACACCAACCTCGTTGCCAGTCAGCGGTACTATAGTTTCGGTGTCGATATAGACCCCGATAACATTTCATCGGCACACATAAAGTATGGCGATATCTGGCACAACCTGGAGTACGGCATTGGCCCGCAGCAATACAACTTCCAGGACTCTGATATTGCAGGCAACAAGTCAGAACCTGTTGTTCGCTGGCGTCACTACGAGAATGACCAGTTTGAAGTTTGGCCTGTGCCCAGTTCGGCCGGTCAGAAGGTGCGCTTTAAGGCTATCAAGAAATTGTCTAATCTCAACCTGCCTACTGATACGGCAGAATTAGACGACAACCTTATCGTTCTATTCTCGGCTGCCGAAGTGCTTGCTCGCACGAAGGCCGCAGACGCTCAGGCCAAACTCGCCCAGGCGACCACGCACTACGCCCGCATGAAGGGCAAGGGCGTCAAGTATGACCGCTTTATCTACGGCGGTGGCCTTGATCGTGGCGAACGCCTGCGCATCATTGGTGGCCGTTACACTCGAGACGATAGATCCTAATGCCATACATTGTCGTCGATAACTTCAAGGGCGGCCTTGATACGCGCCGGCATAGCCTGTCGTCGAACCCTGGCACACTGTCTACGCTTACCAACGCGCACATCACGCGCGGGGGCGAGATAGAGAAACGCAAGGCACTATACACCTACGCCCAGGGCGCTGGTATATATGGAATTGAAGCGACCGAAGATGGCATAGTTGCCTTTAAGTCTACCAATAACGCTAACTCTGGTTGCGTTCAGGTATATCGCGAATGTTTAGGTGCAATACCAGCATCTTGTAGCAACTGGGGGCTTTTGGCGGGATGGCCGGCAAATCCAGTTCCAGGAGGGCTTGCGGTTCTTGAAGCTTACAACGATACGACCCAGGGATACGCATGCCCAATTCCGCCTGCGGGCGTAACATATCAGTACATAGACCATCCAGAGGGCTCCCCGCTCGAGGAGATAATGTACTCAACTGTTTACGGCGGGAGCACGTTCGTAATAGCCAAGTTTGCCAACGGAGATCAGATACCGTACTTTAACGGACAGCCAATTAAGGATTTCACCAGTGGTT